CTATTATTTCGTCAAATGTTGTTTTCATAATAACATCTCCATATATAAATATATATAAAATAAAAAAACCCTTGATTTTTTATTTCAAGGGTTTTTAAATTAATTCATTTTAATTATCTTATTTAGAATTTAAGTACGGCGTAATCAAATCTTAATGTAAGAGTGATGTCTACTGGTTCACTAGCAGAAAAATCTAACTCACCGAAATTAGCACTTGCTATATAAGCACCAACTAATTCCCATTCTTCCACTATATCACCTACAGGCCCAACTAAATTAAATGTAATGTTCTTTTTATAAAAGTCTGAGTATCCATCTCTACCAGTAACTGATTCGTGGTGTAATCTAATCCACTCAATCACTTGTTGAGCAGCTGAAGGAACAACTGGGTCATAAAGTGTAATATCTATTGTTGACCATTTTGACTTTCCTTTAACGTACCTTGTCACATTCATATGGTCTAAGGCAACTTCTTCTGACTCTAATGTTGGACGAGCCATTGTTTTTACCAAATATGCGTTTATACCATCGATATTCATTATGAACCTATTTTTTAATTTAGGCTCCCAATTACTAAACATAATATCTTGTGGTTCTAATAATTCTCCTACTGCCATTTAATTTCTCCTAATATGTAAAAATTGTTACATTTAATTCTTCATATATAAATATCTAAATTTATAAAAAAAAGGGATTTATATTTAAATAAATCCCTTTTCTTTAGTTATTTTAACTAACTATTACTCTGGAAAAGAAGCACCAGTTGGTTGAACAGTGAAGTCTAATACAATAAACTCAGCAGTTCTTGTTGGTTGTAAGAATAATTGTCCGATTAATTGATTTCTATCAATTGTATCAGGTGTATTATTACTTCCATCCATTACTACTCTAAACGCACTCAATCCACTTTGTGATTGAACTTGGTCTAAGAATGGATTTACAATATTCAAGAATCTTTGTCTTGTAGCATTTGTGTTTTGTTCAAATACTAAGAATCTTGAAGAACTTGCGATAAACTTCTTAACTCTGATTAATAATCGTCTAACATTGATTCTATCAAGAGCACTTGATTTTTTCTGTAATGTTTTTTGTCCAAACACAGTCACCCCTTGTCCAGGGAATGTTGCGATTGGATTAACATTTGAATCATACAATGTGTCTCTATTTCCTTGTGTTAGTTTTCTTTCAGCTTGTATAGCAGTTGTGATTCCACCACGATTCAATCCAGCGGGAGCGAACCACGGGTGAGCAACTCTATCATTGAATGCATATATTCCACCCAATACAACTGATGGCGGTACCCATCTTTGAGTTCCTGGAATTTGTGTATCATTTACTTTAACCCACGGGTAATACATAGCTGCAAAGTTTGAATCAACTCCTTCAGCCTCTGTCACAGCATCACCTGGATTTTTACCATAAACTACAGGATCAACAATTGCAAAACAATCACCTCTGTCTTCACAAACATCAATCATTTTATTTGTTACAGGACTATGAACATTATGAATCAAACCAGGAGCTAATATTAAATTAATATCAAACTCATCTTGATTTGCAAGTAAGTCAAGAGCCTGAGCATATCCTGCTCCACCCTCAGCATCAGTTATATCATCAGGTTTAAAACCTTGTGTTTGAGTACTGATATTTTCATAGAAATTGACAGCTTCTGATAAAGTTCCGTTTTGATTACCTAAAGCATCAAAACCACTAAATCCATCTGCACCACCACCAAATCCACCATTAAGTGAACCACTACCAGCACTTGGTAATGAAGCTGAAGCTGCATTAACTCTAACATTTCCGTTTTCATCAATGTAATCAATTGTAGGTGTTATACTTTCAACAGTAACAAATCTTGATTTGTTTGGATATGAACCACTCAATTGTAAGTATTTTGTACTTCCATCCGTTCTAACAGTTTGTCTTTGGTCACCAATTGCTTTACCAATATAATTTGTTGAATTGGGGTCAAGATTTACACCTGTATATGATTCAAGAACTTGTTTTCTCTTTTGATTATCGTTACCTGCTCTAATGGATACAGTAAATGTACCTTTTTTGTTATTTACATTTGATACTTCATATCTAATGTTATGTACTGAACCACTTGTTAATACACTGTTTGTAGTTACAGTTGAATCAATATTATTCATTATTGTTCCATCTGCTAATGTTTTTAATACAAATGATGTACTATTTGTAGCAGAATCTGTTCCACCTTGTAGGTTAAATCCTAATGCAAGATTTGAAGTAGCAAAATCTGCTTTTATTGGAACTACATAATTAGGTGTTGTTGAAACATTGTCTGCACCTGAACCAGTGGTTACTGTTAGATTTCCTGCAGTACCTGCACCTGAACCAGATAATACCAATATAGCATTACTAAATCCATCAGCTGCTCTAGTTCCTCTAGATGCTGTAACTGATAAATCACCAGCAATAGTAGCTGCATTAATAGCTGTAACTAAATTAGCAATAGCTGATCCTGTATGATGTCCCTCTGCCTGCCCACTACCAAAATTAACAAATTTTTGTGTTGACGAATTTTCTAATCCAGCAGATGATGATACAAATACAAATGAAACACCACCAATTCTAAACTCATCTTGCCCATCAGCTGATAAAGAACCAGTAGGGTTTGCGGTGAATCTATAAGATTGTGATGCAAATGTTGCTCCAGTTGAATCTCCCACACTAGCTACACTAGCTGTAGCTGGTGAAAATGTTCCGTCCATAACCCTAACTACTGTTAAAGTGTCTGAACTTCTTAAATACTCTTCAGCTGCATGTGATGTTAAGAATTGGAATGAATTTGAACCACTTTTCACAACATCTCCAAATTTCGCTTGGAAATCAGAAAATGATGTTACAACGGTTGGTATTCCTGCAGGACCCTTGAGTGTTGGTCCGATGAGTGCAGCTCCAATATCAGCCACAGCAGCCGGTAAGAAAGTCTGGTCTATTTCATTCGTAAATACACCAGGACTTATAATTTTTTCGGCCATTGATTTTCTCCTAAGTTAACTTTTTAATTTTTGGAATTAAACTTTTCAAATAATACTTTTGCGCAGTGAGTATTATTCATATATAAATATATGATTAAAACTCCAAACGATGATTTTTTTTCTATTATTAAGATTTATCTGGTGTGAACACACCTGTTTCTGGATTTAAAGAACCTTGTCCATACTTTTTAGTAATTCCATCAAGAAATTTTTGTTCTTCTTGTTGTACATTACGAAATTTTTCTTGTATTTTTTCATCTTCTTTTGCTAAAGAAAGTTCTTGTTCTTGAAGTCTTATTTTTGCTATACTAACTTGTCCCAATTGACTGGTAATATTAGCATATGACTTTTGGATGTTTTGTATTTGTTTTAGTTCTTCTTCTGTGAATTTTACTTCTGATTGTTTTTCATTTAACTTTTCAGTTAGTACTGATTCTTCTGGCATTTATAACCTCCATTTGTGAATTGTTAATTAACTATATATAAATATATATAAATTTTGAAAACAAGTAAATTATTTTCCTACTTGTTTATCTGTAGCATCACCTTCAAAACCAAAAGTAACTCTTGATGGTGTTATCTCTTTAGTTATTTCAGAGGTTGTTCCAAAAATATTACTTGTAAATTCAGGTATTACATAAGCTTTTATTGATAAATTAAATTCAGACTTTATAAGTCTTTCACCATCTTGATTCATTTCAGTTGCATCACTTATACCACCATCCATTGATGATAAAAATTTATGTTGTGTAGTATCACCAAAATATGTCCCAATGTGTTCAAGAAATAAATCACTTAATATATTCATTTGTTCAATATAATTAGTCATCATTACTACTGAATATGTACATACTACATGATCTGGCATTCCAGTAAACATTAACTCTTGTACTGGTTTAACCCCTTGTTGAACTGAAAATTTATCGTATTGATTATCTGCACTCCATTTATTACTTCTAACCACTTTTATAAATTGTCCTTTGGCATCATGATCGAATGACATTGGCATTGCATCATCAAATGAAACATCAGTTCTTTTAAACATAATTAATGGTAAAATCAATGAACCATTTTTATCTCTCAACACACCACGACTTCTAACCGCTTTCCATCTTTCTTCATTTCCATAAAATACAGGAACTTTAATTATCTCATTAGCTTCTTTAATTCTTGGTTTCATTACATCTTTAATATGTCCCATTACAGATGTGTCAATATCTTTTAAGGTTATTGCAAAGTTTTTTGAAAAATTCTTACCTGGTAAAACAGATTGTTCAGCATTACCACGAACTTTAGTATTTTTCTGAGAGATTTGTTCAGCTCTATTAATTGTTTCTTTATTTATTGTTTGATTATTTGTAATTTTATTAACGGCCATTTCGTCTTCTCAATTTTTTAAGTTTATCTAATTTATTATTCACTTTACCTTTTACTTCTTCTGATTTAATACTACTCATATCAGCTTTACCAATTGCAATCTCTTTTTTAATATCCACTTCAATAGCTTTCACACCTGTTTGACTTGGTGAATCAAAGTTGTCTAATTTATTCATCAACTTACCCATCATTTGTTCCATTTGTAAATTACCATTTGGTTCAGGTGTATAGGTGTGTTTTCTTTCACCGTAAACATCTTCATCATCCTTAACATTACCATTAACCTCTT